AGGTTGGGTCTGGTCTGGTACGGTAGGGTTCGGTAAGGCAGGTACGGTATGGTAGGGTAAGGTACGGTGAGGCAGGTGGGGTGGGGTGCGGTATGGTAGGGTCGGGTTAGGTTTGGTAAGGTGAGGCAGGCATGGTGAGGTGGGGTGTGGTGAGGTCGGGTCGGGTAGGGTTTGGTGAGGTAAGGCAGGTGTGGTAAGGTTTGATGCGGTGGGGTTAGGTATGGTGAGGTAAGGCAGGTAAGGAATTTAATATAAAAACAAATGGCAGACGGTAAGAATAGAATAGTAGTTTATCGTGACTGGATAGGGACGTTCGAGTCATTGACAGACGAGGAGGCAGGCAAATTAATAAAGCATCTCTTCAGGTATGTTAATGACTTGAACCCCAAATCTCCGGACAGATTAACGGCACTTTTGTTTGAACCGATAAAACAAGCACTGAAGAGAGACTTGCGCAAGTATGAGGCTATTTGCCTGAGAAACAGAGAGAATGGAGAACAGGGAGGGAGGCCGAAGAATAACCCAAAGAAACCCAAAAAACCCAGTGGGTTAATTACGAACCCAAAAAACCCAGACGAACCCGATAAAGATAAAGATAAAGATAAAGATAAAGATAATAATGATATTATAAAAAGAGAGTGGAATAGGTGGAAGCAATATAAAAAAGATGAGTTTAACTTCAAATACAAAAGCGGAGTGTCAGAGCAAGCGGCGAAAGATGAGTTATTAAAGTTAGCTCAAAATGATGCCGATGGGCTAGGGGCGCTTGAGGAGACAGCGATAAAGATTATTGAGCAGAGCATAGCTAACGGATGGAAGGGATTTTTTAAACTAAAAGCAGATGGAAGAGATAAAAAAGATAATGGAGCAACTACCGAAGAGATTGCAAGCATCGTTGCCAGCAAGTTCGGCAGCGACAGATGAGATAAGTCTTTATTCGGGAGAGCTTACGCCTAATGCTGTTGTTGACAACGTGGCGAAGATTAAAAAAGCCTTTCCAGGATTGCCGGCAGGATTCTATGATGTGTTTACGGACAGGATTAAGGAAAATGGATTTTGCGACGATAGACTAAGGGATGCCGTTGCTTGTGTTATTGACAACTGCATTTATCCACAGCCAACTATTGCTCAATTTATTTCATACGACAAAACATTGAAGTTTAAGACATGGAGTGAGATGACGAAAGAGGACTTATGGAATACATACCTGCCGGTTAAGTTTCCCGATAGGCCTAAGGTTGTTTGGGTACACGCCAACGATATTGCCGCCTATAAACTTGAAAAATACTGCGTCAATGAATAGAACTAAAGCTGATTATGAACTTCACAGACAAGAGAGATGAGAACACTGCAAGAAAAGCTCCGTTACATTTTACTCACCGGCAAAATAGTCCGAGAGGGTGACGAGTGGGTATATACCTCACATCCTGACTGCGACTATGTTGTCATGAGGGATAAGAGTAGATGGCATTTAGTGGAGGCAATTTATGATTTCAAGAAGGGGATAAAGATATGGCAATAGTAATATTAATCTGGCTCTCGATGGCGACAGGGTTTGTCATGGGGTGCTTATACACGAAGGAGAAATGAAAGAGAAGTCACACGCTAAGTTGGTACAAGAACTGCAAACAATCTTTAATGCCTATATTCGCCTGCGAGATGAGGGCCAGCCATGTATATCCTGCGGCGCACCCTACCCGTCAGATGCTGGGCATTTATTTAAGAAAAGCGTACGCTCTGCAATGAGATTTAACACTATGGCAGCACACGGACAGTGCCGGGAATGCAATAGCCTACCCGATGGCAATTACGAGAACTTCTGCCAGGGTATAGCTGAGAGGTACGGGGTTGAATATCTCACGCAGGTTATTCAGGCCGCTAACGCCAGCCGTAAGGTTGATTATAAGTTGTCACGGAATGACTTGCTTGACATGATAGAATATTTCCGAGAGGAGACAAAAAAGCTAAAAAGCTGAATAATATCATTGTTTATGTAAAAAAGAAGTTGTAAATTTGATATTCAATCATGAGACTCAGGGAGAAGATATTGCAATGGAGAAAAAGGCGGGCGATAAGTCGGCATGACCACGCTGCATATTTTCGGATAGTCAACAGGCTGGCAAAGCTTGCAGCCGCCAAACTGGTAGAGCAGAAGTTAAACCAAAATAAAAACTAATATCATGAAAGAAAAAACCTTATTAAGACGTTTCCGCTGGCCGCTATTCATTGTGCTTTTTGCGAGCGCACAGACGGCGGGGCTGGCCTACCTTTACGGGGACACCCACACGGCAATGATAGCCTTTGTTGTGGTTATCTGTGTAGCGTTTGTGGCCGTTGTGCTGAACAGCATTGACGAGAGTCCTAAAACTATTGAGGACAGATACAAATGAAATTCACCAGCTACGTATTAAGCGAAAAGCCCGTTGACTTTGACAGCATCGGCATCGCGGCGTTGCCCACTGTGGTTTTTGCCGTGCCGTTCCTGACATGGGTATTGTGTGGGGCACTTCTGATGGACGGAGGCAGAATTATCCGTCTGAAATATCTGTTACGGCAGCGAGAGTTGCGGTGTGAGCGTTACATTAAGTGCGTGCTGCGGAGCCTTGACTGCGAGGTAACGAGAGAGAATGTTAAACTATTAAAAGTAGCATAAGAGATGAAAAAATACAAATGGACAAATAATGGCATGGAGGCTGACGTTGCTGGACTATGGATTCGTACATCCGACCTTAAATCACTCCCTCCCGCCGAGGGTGCGGAGGAGATACTTGAAAAACATATTTCAATTAGGGGATTACTTAACTCAGGTAATTACAGCTGTGTGGGGATTCCTTATGAAGATGCAATTAAGGCTATACGGGCCACCCTCCACGCCCAGCAGATAGCCGAGGGTGCAGAGGAGAGGCTGAGGGAGGTGACTGAACGCTGTAAGAAACTTAAGTTTATGATTGACAAGGGACTTGGTTGGGATGATATGAAGAACGATATAACCATGCCGCATGAACTATAACCTTAAAAGCAAAGACAAATGAAACTTGGGAAACTTAAAAAGTTAATTGAATCGCTTCCCGATGGGATGACATTCAAATATTCATTATCAGACCCATTCTCATGGAGGGGCAGTTATGATGAAGTTGCATTTTCTATTGATCCACACGGAGCAACAAAGGAAGTTCTGCTTGAGAAAATAACTAAAGCATTTACCCATGAGTTTTGCGGTTATAAAGGAGGTAATTATCGATATAATGGGCAGGCCTCCGTAAACTTTGAGGCAGACGAAAGCGACTATTCGGACGGCGGTTACACAAATGGATGGATATCAATGTTACTTGGAATTGATCCGGCAGAATCTAATGAAGAACGTCTTGTAAAATTGTTATTTAAATAGCCATGACACCATCAGATAAACTCAGAGAGATAGCTGAGAAGTATTTTCCAACTGAGGAAAAGCTAAGCAACAATAGTCTGTATAATCAGTTGCAGCAGTCAAGTCGGGACAATCTTCTTTCCGACCTCACCGCCCTCATCAGCGAGAACTACTACCCGAAGGAGTTTGTGGAGTGGAAAGACAAAAATACACTTTCAGATAAGATTTCGAGAACTGAAGTACGTTATTTTCTGAAAGATATGGATGCCCCCTTAGATTGGATGACACTTGATGAAGTATTTGATTACTGGACTAAAAACATAAAGCAATGAAAAAACTGACAAGAAATAAATTGCTTGCTGCATGGCAATATTGTGATGATGAAGATAAATCAACTGAGTTTATGATACAATTTATGATGGATAATGCGAAGGTTGATATGGATTGTGTTGTAAATTTTATGAATAAGACACCCGATGAGGAAAGAGTTGAATGGCTTAAAAACATAAAGGCTGAAGCCGCAATCAAATCAACAGATGGTTAGCTCCTGCGGAGTGGGGGATAACGGTTTGGTGTATGCTGCGTAGCCAGTAAGCACGAGTGATTAACTTTAAATAACTTACAAATGATTGAACGAGATGCTAAGCAACAAAATAAAGAGGCTATGCAGTATGACACCGTGTTAGGTGCTGTGCCTTTTTTGAATGAACCCACAAATGCTGATTGGCGCACTGCAGTAAAACAATTGCCTTCTTCGTGCGTGGATTTAGTAGTAACAGACCCGCCTTATGGGATGGAATTTCAGAGTAACTACCGAAAGCAAAAACACAAGAAAATTGAAGGGGATAATGATTTAGCGTGGGTTGGCAGTTGGGTGGAAGAACTAAAGCGACTTTGTAAAGACGAAGCTCACCTTTATGTTTTTTGCAGTTGGCATAACGTAGATATATTCAAGCGAGAACTAGGGGCGCACTTTAAGGTTAAGAATATATTGATATGGGAAAAGAATAATACAGGCATGGGTGATTTAGAAGGCGATTACGCCCCGAAATATGAAATGTGTATATTCTGCTCGAACGGGGTAAAAAAACTTAATGGTGGGCGTGATTCCAATATACTGAAAGCTCGTAGAACGCAGAACGAAAACCACCCAACCGAAAAACCTGTAAACCTAATACGCTACTTGATAGAGAAAAGCTCACAAAAAGGCGATATTGTACTAGATACATTCGCAGGCAGTTTTTCGACAGCGAGGGCTGCGAAGGAAGTGCAGAGGGATTTCTTGTGTTTTGAGATAGAACCAGAATATGTTGAGCGAGGGCGGCAATTGTTGTTTGGAACAGCTCCGATGCTCTTTTAGGCATTGCACCTAACGGACGAGTGTATGGGTAGTTTTTTAACGAATTAAAAGAAACAATATGAAAGAATTAGAAAAGTTTTTAGAAAGAGAATTAAACGGATTAGCACTAAAGAAAGCTGATTGGGGACATTTAACTATTGAAGATGAGAGTAGAGAAAGAACTCTATTGGAAGTACAAGAGTTAGTTAAAAAATTACCTATACACAATGTTGTAGGTAGTTATTCTCGGGAAGAAATTGAAGCTGCATATGACAAAGGACTTGAAGATGGTTACGCTTGTATGCCAAGCAATCTATAATTACCTACAACGTTTTGCGTATATGAGCAGTGGCACTTGTATAATGTTGAAATTTAGCAGAATGTTTATGTGCCATTTCTTATATACGCTGTTAGCAGTAGTACGGATTTAAACCACAAATGCTCATTCGGAGAACTAAACCTTTTTCTTTTCTTTTTTGTGCGGGTGGGCAAAATAAAAAATAGATTATGATTATACACGGATATTCAGAAGAAGAATTAAAAAAACTACCAGATAATAGTGTTGATTTGATTATCACATCACCACCTTATGCTGACAGGAGAAAGAATACCTATGGTGGAATTTCAGAGGACAAATATGTGGAATGGTTCAAACCTATTGCGATTGAAGTGAAAAGAGTTTTAAAGCCAACCGGAAGTTTCTTTCTAAATATAAAACCACATACCAATAAAGGAGAACGAAGTTTGTATGTTTTTGAATTAGTGATAATGCTGAAGCGTGAATTGGGTTTTAGATTTAGTGACGAATTTACTTGGACAAAACTTGGTGTGCCTGGGAAGTTTAAAGGGAGATTTAAAAACGCCTTTGAACCAGTATATCACTTTACATTACATTCAGAATACACACACAATCCTTATGCCGTTGCTGAAAAAGCCAAAGAAGTTTCACTGAAAAGATACAAACGGAAAGCCTGTGGTGAAAGTAAAAATGGAAGTGGCTTTGCTGGTATGAGAAAAGAAATAACAAGCGACTTAGCATTACCAAGCAACCATTTACATATACCACAAAAATCAAATCAACACACTATCCAAAAAAATCATAGTGCGGTGTTTCCTGTTGAATTATCAACATTCTTTATAAAGGCGTTCAGCAATGAAGGTGATGTGGTTTTGGATATTTTTGGAGGTAGTGGAACTGTTGCAATTTCTTGTATTGATACCAATAGAGAGTTTATTGTTATTGAGAAGGAACTTGAAAATATTAAACTAATTAAAAAGAGGGTGGGAGAAAAAAGAAAAGAAAAAGATTTAACGCAGAAAACTTTATTCGGAGATGGAATGTAGTATTACTGCTAACGGCTGGTGTTTGTGGAGGCCGTTGTAACAATAACCGAGAATGTTGAAACGAGAATATAAACTTTAAATAACGAAGCGATGGAAAATCTAATTTATCAAATTACAAATGAAATTAAATGCTTGGATGCTTATGTAAATGCCATGAAAAAGGTTGAAAATAGCAAACCTGTACTTGAAGATTTGGAAAACCTACAAATACACATAAATAACTTAAAAGCGTGGGCTGGCATTGATGTTGAAACGAGCGAAAACGGCTTACATAAAAACTTTGTTAGCATTTCGTTGCCGAATAATGAGCAAATTGAGCAATGGGGCAACAGTAAGGAAAAAGTAGAGGACTTTATGCCAACAACTTTAAAGACTCACATAACCAAAAAAATAGAATGCAGAATCGAAGGAGCTAAATGGATGCGGGATTTGCTTAGGCAATGAATGCTAACTATATGTATGCGTACTAAAGGTGCATATATAAAACCGGGGATAGAAAATAAAGTAACCAATAAAATAGAGAGATGTCAGCAGCAGAGAACGAAACAAACGTTAAGCTCCGGCAGAAGATAGCATACCTGCAACGGCTTCTCACGCTGAGACTGCGATTCATGAAGTACGCCACTGGTGTAGATGTGACCTATGACGACAAAACGGTGTACGTGAAATGGGACACAAAGAAAGGTGGCAGGTATTTCGATGAGGAGACAATTGAGTTTCCCATTGCTCACCTAGTGCGGAGGATACAACACTATCGGACGAAGTTTCGGACAGAATATTTGCACAGACACGAAAAAAATGAAAAAAGATTTTGAAATGTAAAATAAATGTATGATATTTGCAAGGTAGTATAAAGGTTTAGTTTCATAGTGATTGAAGAGAGGGGTAGAGGAGAAGGATTTGCAGGGAAGGAAAATAACCCCTCTCTTTTTATTTCTACCTGCTCAATACCAGGCATGGTGGTTTTTTATCAATACGTTGATAGCTGCCATGTTTCTATTTTAAAGAGTTACACAATCTGTCTCAACTGATGCCTACGCTGAACATCATAAAGTCCAGCCACCGGCGTGATACCGTCAACAAACGTTTATATCAAGGGATATATAACACTCCCAGATGGAAGAAGCTACGGAAGTTAAAGCTGCAAAATAATTCCGTATGTGAGAAGTGCTGGGAGCGCGGCAGGGTTACGCCCACCGCAGAGATACACCACATAGTGCCCTTCATCTCAGACATTGACTTAGCCTATGACTACGATAATCTCGTAGCGTTATGTGTGGAATGCCATAAGGAGGCACACAAAAAACTAAGGGACGGCATTGAATACCGCTAAAGAAATATTAGACACCTATGTTGGTGGCATTCTTTCTGGGGATGTCCCGGCTGGCGTTCATCTTAAAAACGCCGCGCAAAGATTCATCAAAGATATTGAACGCAGTGGCGGGGGTGAAGGCGGAGCGAGCTGGGAATTTCGGGAGGATGCCTTCAACAAGGTTGTGCAGTTTATCTATAAGTTAAAGCACTTTACCGGCGAGAGTTCAAAGAAACATTTTGAGCTGGAGCCGTGGCAGTTGTTTATCGTTGCCAACCTGTACGGTTTTTATAACCTTGACGGCACACGCAGATTCCAGACGGGATACATAGAGGTTGCCAGGAAGAACGGGAAAACCGCCCTTGTGGCTGCTCTTTCCCTTTATCACCTATTGGCTGACGGGGAGGACGGTGGAGAGATACTGTTCACGGCCAACTCTCTTGACCAGGCAAAGATAGGCTTCAGGATGGTGAGTGGTTTTGCGCTCAGCCTCGACCCTGATGAGAAGAATATTAAGCACCGCTTTAAAGACTTGCACCACGACAAGTCATCTTCATTTATACGGGTGTTAGCTGCCGACAGTTCTAAGCTCGACGGATATAACTGTTCATTTGGTGTGGTGGATGAGTTTCACAGTGCCCCGACAACTTCGGTGCGCGATGTGTTGCGCTCGTCTATGGGTATGCGTACCAACCCCCTGCTGCTGACTATCACAACGGCGGGCTTTGACAAGACTCTGCCATGCTATGACCTGCGGACGGTAACAACGGATATACTTTCGGGCATAAAGGTTGATGATAGTTTCTTTGGCATGATATTTTCTCTTGACGAGAATGACGATTGGCGGGATCCTAACGTATGGGCTAAGTCTAATCCCAATTTGGGAGTAACCGTCAAGGCTTCGTTTATTGAGAAGCAGGTATTACAGGCAAAGAATAACCCCACCGACGAAGTGGGCGTGAAGACCAAGAACCTCAATGTATGGTGTGACAGTGCCGAGACGTGGATACCCGACCAGTACATAATGGCCGCAACGGAGAAAGTGTATATCGACGACTTCCGCGATATGGAGTGTTATTCAGGTGTTGACCTTTCGAGTAATGTTGACTTATCGGCTGCGGCCTACCTGTTTGTCAAGGATGGTATATACCATTTTTTTGTCAACTATTATATACCTCGCGATACCCTTCATGCGAGAGTTCATGCAGATATAGAACTCTACCGGGAGTGGGCCGCCAAGAAGTTCCTGACGGTGACGGTGGGTAATGTTACCGACTATGACTATATCACACATGATATGTTACGTGTAGCAGAGGACCGGGATTTGATAAAAGTATTTTATGACAAATATAACGCTACGCAATGGGCGACACAGTGTGTCGATGAGGGGTTGCCCGTACAGGAATTTTCACAGACGATAGGTAATTTCAACAGTGCCACCAAAGAGTTTGAGAGGCTTATATTGAGTGGCAAGGTAGTGATAGATAACAACCCGATAACGAGGTACTGCTTGAGAAACGTGGTACTACGTAAGGACTTCAATGGCAATGTAAAGCCAAACAAAGAGAACGACAAGAAGAAAATTGATGGTGTGATTGCAATGCTTCAAGCATTAGCGGCATACATGAAGATAACTTCTGAATATAAGGGAACGCAGATTTTTTAATGATGGCAGACAACATAGTAAAAAGGGTACTAAAGGCAATAAGGGGCGAACAGAGGTATAATGTAACCGTCTCCCCGACCACGAGCGTGGGCTTGCCTTACGGAGTAGGCACACAGCTAATATCTGAGCAGCTTGCGCTTCAGCTATCGGTGGTTTATCGGTGCGTGGAGGTTATCAGTGACGCTGTGGCCTCACAGTCGTGGGAGGTATTGGAGTATGATAAGATACAGGGCTTTGTCGCTAACCCGTTTCACCATTTGGATTACCTATTAAACGTAGAGCCGCACCCGGCCATGTCCCGCTACACCATGATGAAGACGCTGGTGTCTAAGGTGCTGCTGGAGGGTAACGGGTTTGTTGAGATAACCAGAAACCCTATGGGTGTCGCCACCCGCCTTACGCTTATCAATGAGACGGTAAAAATGTTTCAGCGTTCCGACGGAACAATATACTACGAAGTGGGATATGAAGGTGCCGCCCGCTATGTAGAGGGTGAGGATATGATACACGTTCTCAATCATTCCTATAACGGACTACTGGGGGTGTCAACTCTCACTTATTCTGTTGATGCTATGGGGTTGGCCTCTGCTGCCGAGAGTAGTGCAAAGGGGTTCTTCACGTCGGGGGCTAATATGAGTGGCATACTTACGATGACGGGGCCTGGTAAATTAGACAAGAAGAAGGCCCAGGAGTTAAAGGCATCATGGGCCGAGGCGTTTAATATCACATCGGGTAACCCCGGAGGGATAGCAGTAATGGAGGGCGGGCTGGAGTTTAAGCCAGTAACCGTCAACCCTAAAGATGCACAGATGCTTGAGACGCGGCAGTTTAACGCTGTGGAGATATGCCGTTTCTTTGGTGTACACCCATCAAAGGTGTTTGACACTTCAAACCTTACCTACTCCAACATTGAGAGCTTTCAGCTTGGTTTCATAACCGACACCATAGCACCCTGGGACACGAAGATAGAAGGTGAGTTCCACCGTAAGATACTCAGGCCATCGGAGAGAAGGATGACACGCATGAACCTCTCTATTGAGGAGCTGATGAGGGCAAACATGGATGCCCGTGCAAATTACTATTCTAAACTATTCCAGATAGGGGCACTAACTGTTAATGAGGTGCGTAAGGAAATAGGTATGCCGCAGTATCAGCATGAGAACGCTGACAAACCACTTGTGCAAATAAACCTCACCAGTATAGATAAATTAGGCACTAAACAGGTAGATAAGAATACTACGGTAGAGCCAGATAAGGTTAAGCCAACAGATAAAAATACAAAAGCAGATGAACAAAATTGAGATAAGAAGTCTACCAACGGCTACCGCCGAATTACGGATAGTAAAGCGTGAGGACACTTCCGAGAGAGGTGTTGAGGGTTATGGCATTGTGTTTAACTCCGAAAGCGAAGACTTGGGAGGGTTTACTGAGGTGATACTTCCGGAAGCGATGAATGGCGTGATTGAACGTTCGGATGTTAAGTGCGTTATTAATCATAATATTGACCGGGGGTTGCTGGCCCGCTGTACCGAAGGTGAGGGTACGATGACTCTTGAGGTTGACGCACAGGGAGTAAAGTATTCTTTCGACGCTCCTAATTATGATCTTGGCGACGAGTTGATTGAGGGATTACTAAGGGGTGATATCCGGGCTTCATCGTTTGGGTTTACCGTTGCACCTTCCGGGGATCACTGGGAGAAGCGTGACGGCGGGATGTACCTGAGAACAATTAAACAGTTTGACAGACTTTATGATATGTCACCCGTATATTCACCGGCTTACCGGGATGCTACGGTTGCAAAGCGTTGTGTTGATGAATTGAGATCCCTTGAAGAGTTACCTGAAGAGGAAACAAAGCCGCCGGTAGGTGTTGAGCCTATCGCCGAGCCCATTGTTAAGACGGAGGACAGACTTGAAGAGGAGATGCTTGAACTTCAGTACAGGGCAATTAAACAACGAATATTAATTAACGAATTAACAAGATGACAAAATTAGAGATTAAAGAAGAAAGAGATAAGCTATCCAGTTTTGCTGATGCTCTGTTCGCTCAGGTTAAGGCTGAGGACAGAACCATGACGGAGGATGAGAAGGCTAAGATACAGCTTAATCTTCGTAAGCTCGAGGACCTCAATTTGATGGAGGCATCGGGTGACCTTAAAGGATTTGACGGCAAGCCCGTTGATGGCTTTAAGAATGTACATGTTGCCAAGAGAGAGAAGTTCTCTATGATTAAATCCATCAGAGAAATGGCAAACAACAGAAAACTGAATGATATTGCAGCCGATATGAACATCATGGGGCAACAGCAGTTTCGTACCGCAGGGATTAATGTAGAGGGTGGGCTTATACTTCCTTCTTACTATGAACGTGCTGACATTGAGGCTCAGGGAGCCGCTACAACGGGTATTGAGATTGTTGCCGAGGATAAGAAGGCTATTCTGCCTCCACTGGTTGATAAATTGGTATTTTCCCAGGCAGGTGCAACCTTTATGCCGGGCTTGGTTGGTAACGTATCAATACCCTCATATGCAGGGACAACTGTTGCATGGGCGGCAGAGAATGATGGTGCCGGTGATGGTGCCGGAGCATTTGGTGAAGTAACATTTGCACCTAAGAGGCTCACGGGGTATCTCACCGTCTCTAAGACATTCTTAGCACAGGATGGTGTGGGTGCTGAGAGGTTGCTCTTGGACAACATCGCTAATGCTGTTGCCCGTCAGCTTGAGAAGACAATTCTTGGTAAAGCAGATCTGAGCCCAACCCAGCCGCAGGGTATAGGGTTTAAACTCGACGCCACTGCCGAACTTACGGGTGCAACAATTACATGGGAAGCTCTTGTAGGGCTTGAGAGTACTGTTGACACCTCAAATGCTCTTCAGGGGAACCTGGCATACATGACCAATAGTAAGGGACGTGGGATGCTGAAGACCATTGACAAGGGAGTCACCAATGACACGGGGAACTTCATGATGAGTGAGGACAATATTATCAATGGCTACCCTTGTCTAGTTACCAATAGCATCATAGAAACTTATGGTAACACTGACACGGGTAGTATGGTTGTCTTTGGTAACTGGGCTGACCTTATGATTGGCCAGTGGGGTGGTTATGACATCACAGTTGACCCGTACACGGCTGCTAAGACCAACCAGGTAGTCATTGTTATCAATGCTTACTTTGATGCTAAAGGTATGAGAGCAGTTATGGCTGGCGACAATTACGCTCTGTCATTTGCTGCATTAAGCATAGTATAAATAATTGTGAGGGTGGGTACCTTTTGTACCCCCCTTCCTTTAAAAAAAAGAATATGGCAAATAAAGGTTTTTTATTTAACTGGGCACCAACGGTAGCATTAATGGATAGCTGCGCTGTTGCGAATGCCGCTCCGAGGGATGTAGTATTGACATTCAGCTCCAGCCCCGGCAAGCCAATGAGGGGCATGACAACGGCTAACTTTTCGGTATTGCTTACCGCATCACCATATACTGCGAAAGATCTCGTTTCATGTGTATATGATGAGAGCGCCGGGACAATAACCCTAACCACTTCGGAAGCTCATGCTTTTGTTTTTGAGGAGGATTATACGCTAACATTCTGGACGGCTAAGACAGCAAATACAATAGCTGTCACTAATAATGTAGAAGAATGATCTATATCACACTATCAGAGGCTAAGACACATCTGCGGGTTGACTTCGACGATGACAATGCGTACATCGCCGGGCTTGTGGATCTTGTTGAGGAGCTGGTGGAGACAGAGATAAGTGGCGTTTTCACCGGGGAGGGTACTGTGTCAACCGTTGCGACTACTGCACTAACGGGGTCGGAGACTAACTTCTCGGACTACTCTGTTGGGGACAGCATCCTTGTGGACGGGGAGACGGCACGCACAATAGCCACTATCACCGATGACGAGGCGCTAACGGTATCTGTTGCCTTTGCCAATACTGATAGTGATTTAGAATATACTGTCACCACGGGCCTGCCGCTTGTTGGTGGAGCATTGCCACATGGATTAAAACAAGCAATGCTTTTGATACTGGGACACTTTTATGCTAACCGTGAGAGCATCATTATTGGTGTTGGGGCAAACGAGATACCTATGGGCTATATGTTTTTAATAGCTCCGTATAAAAATTACACAATAGCATAATTATGGAAGAGCAGTTTATTGAATTTTTAAAAGAGAACAGGGCAAAGCTGGCGTTTGAGGCTAACCTCAAGGCACAGCACGGCTTGACACTAAAGAAATACCTTCAGCGGTTTAACTATCGCAAGAGTGGCAGGCTTGTATCTCATGCCTTCCGTTTTATTGATACACCGGAGGGGCGTGACTATTGGCTTGACCTAAGTACAATGTGGTGGAACACCTCAAAGGCAGTGGCATAAAATGAGGGCCGGTAACGCATGGCATAGAGTAGCATTTTACGCTAAGACTTCAGTGAGGGATGATTATGGGGCGTCTTCTGATAGCTGGGCTTTGTCATTCTCTACGCGGGGCGAGATACGTTACTACGGTGGTAGTCGTACCATCAGCTCCGAGGAGAAGTTTTACTCTAAGTCAATGGAACTTATCATACGCTACCGTAGTGATGTAGTAGAGACAATGAAGGTGCTTGTTGATGGGGGAACAGATTACTATGTCATCACTTATATTGAGCCAGTGGGCCGTAATATGGACTTGAGGATAACGCTTGAAAAAGAGAACGCATGAAGATAGTATATGATAGCACTATGATGCGGAACATTGACCAGTTTCTCACCTCCCTGGGTGATAAGGATAGACATAGGTTATATACGTCGGCCTTAAAAAAGGCCGCTAAACCTATGGTGGAGACTGCCCGCGATTATGCCCCATTTAAAACCGGAAGGTTATTTTATAGCATTGATGTCATTAAGAACCCCAACCATGATTATGGATTATTATTTGGCATCAAGGCCGGGGGAATTTTCGTAGGGCATTGGTATGGTCGTTGGCAGGACAGGGGGTGGCAGCCACGCAAGCCGAAGGCACCAACTATGACACGAAGGGAAAAGGGGCTTTATGCGGCTGCTGTGCGCTCTGGTAGAAGACATGATCCGGTGGGCAAAAGGGTTCCCGGTACGTGGTTCATAAGAAAGGGCTATGAGCAAAACGAAGACAGCCTGATACCAATATTTAACGGTGAACTAAACAAGATACTTGCTACACAAATAAAGAAATACTCAAAGAAATGATAGGGAAGTTGATATATGGTTTACTGAGCGAAGATGTGGCCCTTACTGCCCTCGTCTCCTCCGATAATATCTATCCATATTTTTTGCGTGAGGAGACAAAGTTTCCAGCAATAGTTTATACCATTGACGGCATCACCCCCGATTATACAAAGGATGGGTGGGCGCAGGATGATTGCAGTTTTTCGGTGGTAAGCCTATCCACTAATTATACCTCCCTTCAGTCTATTGTTGTGGCGGTGCGCGAGGCATTAGAAATGGAGAGGGGTACGGTAGAGGGGATAACAATTCAGCATATACATATGATTGGCATGGATGAAGGCTATGATGTGACAACGGATATATTTGCGAATAAATTAAGTTTTAATGTTAACGTAATAAATTATTAAAAAAGATGGCAGAAGTAATTAATGGATCAGATCTCTATGTGTTCATTGACGGTGACATAGTGGCTCACGCCACTTCGCACACCTTGAGCATGAAGATGAATACCCGTGACACCTCTAACAAGGATACGGGTAAATTCAACACTAAAGCGGTGGGGCGCATGGATGTGTCTGCCACTGCTGACGCACTTGTGGTTTATACTAATGTGGAGGCAATACTAACGGCCTATCTTGCAAGGTCTGTTGTAGCTTTGACCTTCGCAGAGCGCACAGGTGCAACTCTTACTGACGGTGTTTATGTAGGCGGTACCGCAGACACCACCAAGTTTTATGCAGAGGGCAACTTTATCATCACAAGTTTTGACATGAACGCAGGGGATCAGGAGAACGCTTCTTACTCTGTTTCGTTTGAGAACAGTGATGCAACGTTTGCCTTCTCAGGTGAAGGTGCGCTGAGGGCTTACATTGTACGTCAGAACTGTACTGCTAATGCTGTTACAGACGGTGTGGCTATTGTCCTTCCTTCAGGTGGTACGGCTCCCTATACGTTCCTGTGGGATGACGCTGTGGGTCTGACTACTCAGGCTATTGAAGACCAGCCGCCGGAGACATATACCTGCGTAGTGACGGATGCTGCGCTGGATACTGTTTCCGTAAGTTGTATAATAACTGAACCAGACGCATAGTATGAAGTTAGTTGAAGTAAAAAAGGTAAAGATAGGGGAGAAGAGCTTTCCTATCAAACTGACTAACCGTGCAATGATTGAGTATGAAAGCCTAACAGGAGATACGGTGCTTAACCTTGCCGGGTCGGAGAGGCTCGTTAAACTCTTTTATTGTACCGCGAAGGCTGGGGCTAAAAGTGAGGGGCATGATTTTAAGTATGGGTACGAAGAGTTCCTTGACTTAATTGATGACTACTATCTTGATGTGCTAAACAACTTCACGGAGGCGATTGCGGGGATGTTTAGCAAGACAGAGGCGCCAGAGGGAAAAAAGGAGTAAGCTACAATCTCTCTGACATCTATGGCATTTGTGTGGGAGTTATAGGGGTAGACCCCCGATATTATTTAGACGAGATGAGCCAGGATGAGGTTGTAGCGATAATGAGGGCAAGGAACGAGAACTACTCGCTTATTAGTAGGGAGGCGTGGGAACAGTCAAGATTGCAGTGCTTTTATAGTGTTACGGCTATGGGAGCAAAGGTAAGGCAGCCCAAAGAGTTGTTTAAACTGCCCTGGGATGGTGATAAAAAAGAGGTGAAGAGGATGACGAAGGAAGAGGCACTGAGAAAGTTAAAGAGGTAGGCGATGGCAAAAATGTATTCAGAAATTCAGCTCGACCTTCAGACAAAGGGGTATATTGCTTCTATTGAAAAGCTCAAGCAGCAGAATTCCAAGCTGCGGGACGATCATAAGAAGAAGATATCCCAGATGAATAAAAACAACGATAGCCTCATCAGTAAGTTCAAGAAGATGGCCGGGGTTATCGGGGTCGCATTTGGTGTTCAGAAAGTCATTGCATTTGCTAAGGAGGCTGTTATACTTGCGGCAAAGGCCGAGGGTATCACAACTGCCTTTAATAAACTGAACAGTCCCGACCTGCTTAATAACCTTCGGGAGGCAACGAGGGGAACGGTTGCGGATATAGATTTGATGTCCGCTGCCGTTCGTGCTAACAACTTCCAGATTTCGCTTGAGGCGCTGCCGAAATACTTTGCCTTCGCCCAGCAACGAGCGAGGGACACGGGGGAAAGTGTAGATTATCTTGTTGATAGTATAGTCAGGGGTATTGGTACGAGATCTTCTAAAATACTTGACAATCTTGGCATCTCTCTTACTGCGATTAACGAGGAATTAAAGGTTACTCCCGACTATGCCACGGCCATAGGTAATATAATGACCCGTGAACTAACCAAGGGGGGTGTTGCTGTTGAAACTACTATGGACTCCATAGAGCAGCTCAAGGCCTCAATGACTAACCTTAAGGTTGAGGCTGGCGATGCATTCAATGATGCTTTCGCTAAACCCCTCGCAGAAGCGGCTCAATCAATAGCCGATGTCATTAGTGGTATATCAGATCTAAGGAAGGAACTCGACCTGGGGGGTGTTAATAAAGATTTGGCCAACCAGGTAAGGGGTAACATAGCTATGGCAGGCGGCACCGCTGCTGGACAATTTATGTCCATGTTATTTGGAGGTCGGAAGGCTGGCAAACACGAGATATTAATAGAGGCGGGCACGCCCATAGTCAAGCTGAAGGAAACTAAGGGAGCCATTGAAGAGGTTGATGAGGCAGCGAAGCGCACCTCTCTTGATGCAGAGCAGATGTGGAAGGCCTTATTAAATCCTACGGCCCAACCAGTATTGCCAATGTCTGCAGTTACGTCTACCCAAAGGATACAAGAAGGGGAGGGTGGACCATTAACAAACCGGTTTGGTAGTTCAACTTTATTTGCAGATCCAGAACAGTTAGCGAAGGTTAGAGAGGCGATGGTTGCCGTCAACGAAGAGTATCGCAATCATTATGAACTCATGTACCAACTCCAGGGCACTTTTGAGAGTTTGTTCTCTTCTGGCATAAATGGGTGGGATGAATTTGGCAAGGCGGCGGTGGATGCCATCAAGCAGATAGTTGTTAGACTTGCCTCACTTGCTGCCACTTATCTCGTGTTATCTATGATACCGGGATTTGCAGCGTTTTTAGAAATTATGGGGCGCTTCTCCGGATTTATGACACAGGGCATGGGCTTTAGTCCGGGAATGAATATTAACCCGGCGGCAATGGTAGGATCATCGGGAGGTAACATGATACTCAAGGGGCGTGACATAGTATATGCCAGTGAGAGATCAGGGAGCGTAATATTTAAAAACACATAATGGCATACGAGGTCAAATATAGATGTGAGTTTACAGACGTTCAGGGTGACGATTGGCGGTATGACATATTAGAAGATAGTTATGCCGGGGCTATTCTGACTATGACTGCCAGCGCAGATCCCCTGAACATTGAGTGGCTCACGCCAGGAGATGACCTTACACTTAACCCCATTAAAGGCTCTATGTGTACCATGAACATAGAGTGTGATACCAATTTCCAATATATTGGCTTATACGATGAAGAGAATATGGTACGTAAGGTGCAGATATACTGCAACGATGTTATCTACTGGAGAGGGTGGATATCTAATGACTACACCGAACCATATGATACGCCACCATATACTGTATCTCTTGCCGCCGCCGACGGGCTGGGATTATTAAAGAATATTGAATATAAGGATGAGTTTGGTAATGCCTATACCGATAGAGTAACAGAGAGTAAGATAATACTTATAGTGCTTAATGAGATCGGGGTTACGCAGTTCACTGAGTTTTGTAACCTTTATGAAGACAGGATTGGCGACGCCGTTGATGATAGCGTCTTTGACCAGACTTATATTGACAATGATATATTTATTGGGGCCGAGTGTTATTCTGTACTTGAGGCCATACTATTTAAATATAATGCCATCATCCGTCAATGGAATGGTGAGCTTATTATCTATCGGCCCTCAGAATTAGTTGGCGATACTGTTTATGGAAGGGTGATAACATCGGTTAGTACAACGGGTACATCAATAGCACCTGATAAGGTGATAGACCGAGTTGGCGACAGCCTCATAGACGTCAATGGCGGATTACTCGGGTATCAGGTTCCTATGAGTTCTTTCACCGCAAAGCAAAACTATGACTATGTTAAAAGCTGGGTAAAGAACCACGACTTCGCTGAATGGGATTTTCTGGCAGGGTTTGATGGGTGGACGAAAGTGGGGTCGTTTGGAATGTGGCCTGTTAAGGATGGTGGGGTTGTATTTATGCCCGCCTATGGTTCCACTGGCCCTTCCGAATCTCACTATATCTATCAGAATTTTGGTGAATATGGCAAGCAATCAGCGACAGATGTGTTGCGCGTTAAGTTTGGCTATGAAATAGACAACCAAACAGGGATAACAACAGCTGTTGAGATAAAGGTCGCGATATATGACAGCACTTATATACATAATCTGTCAATGCTCAATGATACTGAGCTATTTCAATGGGATAATGGTAGCTATAATCGGATTCACTGGACGGTTTCAGATGTGCCAACGGGGTCAAATAGCTATACCTTCGACCAGAGTGTAGTGGGCATACCATGTGACGGAGGGTTTCAGGTACGGCTCTATTATACTAAGGAGAATACTTATTTAACCATAAAGGAGTTTCAGTTTGCCATAACCTCAGATCAGCTCAATACAAGGCAGGATATAGTTAAGAAGTGGATTATTCCCGGTCTTATAAGATATACCTATATGAGAGATCTCCCCGTTGAGGTGATAGACAAAGAAGAGGTAGTGGGGAGGGTTTACACGGCTTCAAATGACATACAAGGCACGGCCATATCACAAGATTATATGCTGGGGGACTGCGAAGACACGGGCATAATCAATGTACTTGAGCAGTTTACCGGCTCCCTTGCCATTGAAATAGGCGGCTCACTGAGCCAAACTGCAATTAATTTTGTTAATGACTTTTATGATGATTATTATTCGGGCGGTGTAATACTTTCAAGTGATGGGGGCGCATTATTATTTACATCTTCAGTCGCCGGTACTGATTTTACGGGGAGCACATCTATTGCTAACGTGTCGGGTAACTTAACTGGCACGGCATCAACAGTAACAGCTAACAGCGCAGGCACGAAACAGAAGAAAACTTTTAATCTTGCGGGTACTACTGGCGATTTTAGTATTAGCTATAACTTTATCGACCACACACAGAGTTATAATACATCATTAGCAGATACGGTCCTAGTGTTTGATGCCAATTATTCTGCTACATTCCTTACCTATGGCATTACGGTAACCCATAGTGGCACTACTATTATCTTTGAAGAGACGGTAGCAGATGGTGGATTTGGCGGATATTCTCTCAGATTTACCTCTGACCCTGCCGGAGATATGGATGGCGAATGGTTATCGGGGTCACCCTATGATATAGACCCATTATCAGCTGTTGCCAGGGTGGATAAGATTGCCTTGACGGGCACTACGGGTACAGCAACAGTAACCTGTGATGCGGAAGTACAGACAGTCACTTTTGATACAAACACTGTGTTTTGTCACACTGCTTCATGGCATACCAGAGGAAATACTGAGGCACTGCCACTAGCTGAGCTGATAGCCGAAGAAGTTGCAGATCTTTATTCAAAGGGGCGGCAGTTTATACAGATGAATATGATTGAGGCAGGTACATCGCTGGACATGACGCAGAACCTTCAGGACCCGTTAAACGTGGTAGGAGCAAATAACAGGGTCTTTGCTATTAACAGGGGTACGCTGGACGTGCGTAACAGACAATGGACAATAGACATGATTGAGATAGGAGACAAATGAGCATAGTAAACGGATCGGACTTATTTATGTGGCTTGATGACGAGCTGATAGGAACGTCAACATCATATACGATAAGCATAGAGGACAGCCCCAGGGAGATAACAAATAAGGGCAGTGGTTTTATGAGGACATATAAGAACGGCCTCTTTGATGTCACGGCCTCATGTGATGGCTTTGTCGTCTATGACGGAGGCGTGGATCTCATCTATGATGCTATGATGGCCCGTACACCTGTTAAGCTGGACTTTGGTGAGAAACTAATTAGCACGCTTACGCTTGACAACACTACTCGCTTTTATACAGGCTATTTTATTGTGGCATCCTTTGAGGAGAGTGCAAAAGACGCTGACAGTACAATGTACAGCGCAACCTTCAAGCCTACTAATGATTTTGCTCGTGGGGTAGAGGAGATTGATGAGTGGTTCTGGATAGCTACCGATGGTGATGACAGCACGGGTGACGGCTCATATACTACACCGTGGAAGACGCTATCCTATGCCTGTACGCAAGTAACAACACCGGGAGACGTTATTCATGTGAAGGCGGGCACATATACCGAGACAGAGCAATGTATTGTTGCGCCAGGGGTCAGTATTGTTGGTGCAGGGCTAACAAGCATAATAAAGCTAAATTATGTATCAACCGGTGCGACTGATGCGGCCATCATGCTTACATCTTCGGCTGGGGCTTCTATAAACGGAAATCAGTCTATCAGTTATTTATTAATAGATGGAGATGATCTGACCTGCACGAGGGGGATTTATGTAGCCTACCGGAATAACGTGGTAATACATAATTGTACAATTAGGGATATAAGCTATCATGGCGTTATCTATAATGGTACAACCCAATCATGGACAGCCGACCCGACTAACACATCAACCGGCAACAGGATACATAATTGTATATTAGATAATATTGCAGGGGTTACCGGACCTGCTGTTGGTACTGGTGGCGGTGTGCGTATAATGGGACAATCTGGATTTGAATTTGACCATAACCAATCCATCCAAGACTCAAGGGTATCAGGAGAGAACGCCGATAACATAAAAGGATACGCCAACAAGGGCATGAAGGTACATGATAATTACTTTAAGCGGCGTGATGTTGAGGCATGGTGGAATTTCTATTCTGAGTTCCATTATTCGTGGGGAGGATTTGAGGTATATGATAACACATTTGTTGGGGGTGGCACATGGGATGCCTCTGGTAACGTGAAGGGATCTTATGATTTCGGTTTAAAAATATACAGAAACTCTTTTACTACAACAACTGGTGCCGCTGTAGCCAGGGGAGATCACAGGCAACCATCAATAGACATAGAAAGCTTCACTTATTCCAACGACATCTATATATTCAATAACATCTTTACCTGCGTTGATGTACCTATCTTAATTGAGAACTCATTATTGGGTATCAATAACATTCATGTTTATTATAATTTAATGATTGAAATAGAAAACTTGACAGACGCTTATTCATCACCAATCATTATATATAATACAATAGCGGGGTCTGTTATCAATGATCTTTATATCTATAATAACGTTATGACAGGTGGTTCTTCGGCTTTTGCCGGTGTGTCTGTTACTGTGGGCGAAGATATTAATAACCTAGTTGTAAGGAATAATATATTTCAGGGCCCCGACATGAACTACCCCGCTAGGATCAACGCACCAACACCAACCGGATACGTTGATTACTTCACATTCACAAATAACATATCATACGGCTGTGGCTCTAATACTCCTTCAATCAGCGCCTCCGTTACTGTTACAAATGATAACATTACAGATAACATAACAGATGACCCATTGTTTGTCGGAGGCGGCAATTATCACTTACAGTCTGGCTCACCAGCAATAGGCGCAGGCGTTGACGTTGGACTGACAGAGGATTACGATGGCCAGGCAGTGAACGACCCACCTGAGATAGGAGCTTATGAATACTAATAGAGACAATACAATAAGGGGTAGGGGGTGTTTAAAATTAAAAGGGGCACATACGGAAAC